ATGACAAGAGAAGCCGCCGAGGAATTCGGAACCATTAACGAAATTGAGGAGCTGGATTCATGCGAGATAGCCGATCTACAAGACTGCATCTATCTGCTATTGAATCAGCAATATAGAAAGAAACGAGTCAGGAATTTATGTGTTACGCCATTACGAGGCCAATGGGTCAGCGTTTGGGGTAATGTGGATTGGGACTAAATCAGACCATGGACTAAATCAGGCCATGGACGGCCTTTTTACAGCTCCACTGGGCTTAATCAATATTGAGCGCATCCACTTTGACCACGCACACATTATCCATTGGGCTTAATCAATAAACCCGATAGATACGATAAATTAACAGTGCAGTGTCAAGGCTTGTAAAGCTTATCGGTAATCGCATCGGGTTGATGCGCCGATGACGGTTGGGAAACGGCAATCGGTTCCGGTGTCGATTGAACGGGATCATCCGGCAATCGCCACGAGGACACGATAAAGCTTTTACCGTTGTAAATAAAATCAACACCGTACGGCTTGCGCAGCAGGGTCACGCCCAGGGCATGCAGTTCTTTTATTTTATAGGTCTCCACCAGCTGATAATTGTCATAAAAATCAATGTTTCCGACAAAGCCTGTCTCAGGAGAATAGGCGGTTGTTGACAGTCTCGGCCGAAAGGTTTTTAACAGGTGCTCAATGATGGTATTCGTTTGTGGCGCCACATATTCAACGACAACGGGAACCGCTGGAGGCGCAGGAACTGAAGCAGCTCCCGGAGCGGCAGCAGGAACAGCGGCCGCGACTGCAGAAGTCGAAGTAGAAGGAGTTGAAGAAACCGGATCGACCTTCTTTACGGCAAATCCTCCGGAAAAAAACCGCCATCCCAAAAAAATCAACAAGGCAATGGCCAGTAAGCCGAATTTCAACATTGACGTATCAGCAGGAGCGTGTTTTCTGGCCATAGGTGTATCACCGGGTAAAGTGTCAGATTTTTGTAATGCGGCAATCTTCGTCTGCAGACGATCCACGAAAACCTGTCGTGTTAAATAATTGTTGGGTATGAATGAATACGTTGCCCTCATGTCGATAAGGGTGCCGTTTAGGGCTTCCTGGCCGTTTAGGAATTTTTGATTAGTATCGTAGCCATCGTAAAAATCTTTACCGGTAAAGGTCCAAGTTTCTTCCGGAGGCACGGCAGTGGACAGGCCATAAAATACAGAATAGCGATGAACTTTAGGCATCATGGCATTAAAGCCCATGAGTTTTAAGAAGGGGGCCAGATACGGAATTTTCTGACGGTCGGTACGCGAGGCCTGAACCAAGTAGTCGCAAAGTGTGGTACGCACTTGAGCATCGATCATTTCATGATCTTGAGCCAGCAAGATCAGATCCCAATGATCTTTCCTCGACAGGAACAACCAGTTCAGCATTTCGAGACGTTTTTTATCGTTCCAGTTGCGTGCATTCAGCCAGGTGCCAAGTTCATCAAGCACTAAAAGCCCGTTTTTATCCTCGAATTTATATTTTGTGTCGTAGGCAGGCGGCAACATTTGCAGATCCTCTAAGCGAGGATGATCGGGCAAACGGTAAGCAATGGACGAATTTCCGGGAGGTAAGAAATTTTCTAAGAATAGATTTAAATTGGTGGCAACCGGCCTGCCCTTTTCCATGTACTCCTTAATTTTTGCTACGGCAGCAAGAGACTTGCCCTCCCCTCGTACGCCTTGAATTATCCAGCCGGGCATGTAATCACCTGAATTAATTAGTGATCACTCGAAGTTGCATAAACGCATCTTCAGACTGGTAGGAAACTGTCAAAATACCCCGTGCAATCATGATCAAAAGCGCGGTACAACGCGAATTCAGCGGGGTATTGGTGATTTTCAATTTGCCGTAAATCGAATTAAGGTGAACTTGAACCGTTTTCAAGCTGATGCCCAGGGTACGCCCGATGTCTTTATCGGAAATACCCTGAGCCAACAAAATAACCACATCCCCTTCGCGCAAGGAAAAAAACGCCAAATTATTCAATTGAGCTTTGATAATCATTTTAAAAAGCCATTTACGAGTTAATTGGATATTGCAGCGCGGAAGCGTGCGTTCAGCAACAGCATGTATTGCTTGGTGACAAATCTCAGTAAGATGGATGAACCAATCGCCAAAATATACAAGTTGGTGTTAGTCGGCATAACCCAGCCCCACACACCGTTGACTATCTCGGGAACAGTTTGGGCAAGACCGTTAACAATCGTTGAATACGCAGACACATAGGCCAGAACCGTAGAAACAATCAAGGCAATAAAAGCCAACGTAATGGCGATTTTAAACGCCGCATGAAGAAAAACCTTGCTGAATATATCAACAAAGAAGTTCATTAAAATACCGAACAGAATAGACATTAAATCGAACTCCTAAAGACCACATAAAAACAGATGAACGCAGTCAACACGGCAAACGCCCAATTGAGGACGGTTCTAAGCGGCTGCAGAGGTACACACGGTGCAATATCAAAATGTTTTGTACCTAAATACGGCACCTGAAAGGTACGGTGAATCTCGTAATAACAATTAGGTTCCGGCAATGTCGGCAGAAACTTGGAAATATCAAAATGAAACGGGTTTTCCATGGGCAAAAAATCAAAATATTTCCAAGTATCCGAGTTCAATGTGGGAGCGACTGGAGGCGGATCAGGATTCGTCGAGGGATCAGGATTTGTCGAAGGATCGGGATTCGTCGAAGGATCAGGATTTGTCGAAGGATCGGGATTTGTCGAAGGATCGGGATTCGTCGAAGGATCAGGATTTGTCGAAGGATCGGGATTCGTCGAAGGGTCAGGGTTCGTCGAAGGATCGGGATTTGTCGAAGGATCAGGGTTCGTCGAAGGATCAGGATTTGTCGAAGGGTCAGGGTTCGTTTGTGGCTGAACATCAGCCGGAACAGGCGCGGGTGACGGCGTTGTATGCGAAACAAAGGGCAACGGGCTGCCTGAATTCGGAATTATGAAAGGATCAAACGAATCAGGCTGAGAGGAATAATTCGATGCTGTATATGTTGTGGGTTGCGTTGCTGGATCACTATCATAAATTCTATAAAAATCAGCATTTATTGCATCATAATTGCTGTCAAGATTTGGGATCTCATACAGATTGAGATGAGGAACCAAGTCTTGAGAAATAGGCAACGGGACTTGGTATTGTTCAATTGCCGACAAAACTTGATTCGGAGACAGCGGGGTCGTACTACCAATCGGGTAAACATTACCGTTATAGGTCTCAAGCGTGCCGTTACTGGATGTAACAAGTTCATTCAGCATATACGCACCACGTCCGGCATTAACAAAACCTGAAACAGATTGTGCGACAGCGCTTTTAGGAATGCCTACAGAATCGCGTGAATATGCCACAACTTGCCCGATTTTTTGTTGCCAATTTGATTGTAAAACATACTGACCGTTAACATCTTTAGTCATCAGCAAATCCCTAATGCCAGCACCTCTTGCTCCTCCACCGGTCATAGTAGCAAACGCAACATCCATGGAATATTTTGTAAAACACGTCATTGGATACGTGATAACTGAGCCATCAGAACAAGTCTTAGTTTCACCAGGAGGTGGGGGAGTTGCGTTCTCACGTGCATTTTGTACGGCTTGATCATAAGCTGTTTGTGGGCATGCTATGGGTGCATAAACCGTTGTACCGTCTGCGCAATCAATAGCAGACTTATCAGAAGGTGGAATACAAAGATGTGTAATCGGACTGTTAATATAGGGAGATTGACAAGTGGGCGGAGTGACACAAGAATTAGTACTGAAATCTAAATACGAAGGCGCATTACATTGCGTTGGAGTTGGCGTTATACAACCGCCGGTTATTGCATCATTAACTTGTGGAGCGGTACAGGTAGGCGCTACACACTGATTGTAAACGACAGACTCAGCGAGCTTGCAGGTGGCCGGAGTAGCATCTATACAGAGACCACTACTATAAGAACCGCCGCCAGGACATGCACCATATTTGTTTTTCAGAACACTAATTGTATAAGGGCCGCACATCATACCATTGAGTTCAAGACCGCCGTAATCAGCACACGCAGCGCCAGGAGTCCTAAACAATCCACGATTGTTAATGTAATAAGCGTCGGACATTTCCGCGGAATAAGAATAAGCGGCAGCGAGTTCGGAAAATAAAAGTAAACAAATAAAAAGGATTTTTTTCATAATGACATCCAAAAAAGCGAGGCAGCATAACCACCCCGCTTAAATTCAAAAATTAAACCGCTTTAGCAGCCGCTTTCTTGAACAGACCCAGCATGATAAATGCCACCGTAACCGCAATAGTCACCGGCCACACTAAATCAACCATGGCTAATGAATCGGTTTGCAATGCGGTAAAGCCAGTGGCCACACCAGCATTTAACGCCGCGTTAGCCGGTGCCATCAAACCCAGAAACATAGCCAGGGCAATGAAGAACAAAGTAATTTTTTTCATGATAAATACTCAAAAAAACTTAAGAAACGTACCCCGCCGCGCGGCGGAATACTCGTAAGAGAATTGCCGAGATCAAACCTGTAGCAAACGCGCTCAGGAAATATCCCACCAATTCGGCCACATCGGATTCCGTCATATAACCCAGAGCCCCGCAATAAAGCCGAGTCCAAACGATACGACTAAAAAGCCAGCCTCAAGCACGTAGACAACGGAATCTAATGTCATGGTTTACCCCGCTTGTTTAAGCTTAGGTTTCTCCCCTGGTTTAGCATCAGAGGATTGAATTTCGGTAACACGTGATACCGCCACCGGTTCAGGCGGACGAATGACGAAAAACTCATCGTCAGTTGCAGCGATGGACAACATAAAACGCCCGTCCATGAGCATTTCCCTAGCCGGTAACGACAGGATGCCGCCCACGTTTTTTTGAATGACCGTGAGCTGTGCCGCATCGCAATTTTTCAGGTTAACCAGGTGGGTACGAGGTTTTAATTCCCTAACACGCGCTCTTAGCCGTGGCTGTCTTGTGGTTGGATCTATATCTTCAGATACTTCAAGAATTTCTACATTTAAAGCCATGATTTTTTCCTTAGGCTACTAGCCTTAATGGGGATTGTGGTGGGTTAGTCGATAAATTCGGGATTTGCGGATGTCGGTACCAGTCCGGGGCCAAGATGTCTTTGACTTCGATAATCTGCGATTCTTTGAGTCGTAACGGGGCGCGGGTAATGTCAAGCTTTTGACTAATGTCGATGCCGATCAACAATAAGCGCCGTTTATGTTCTCTGAATTGGCTTTTTGATTTATCCATGTATTCACCATGCAGCCACATGGAGTACGCCATTTGCGTGGAATTGGCGGATTGTCTACTTTTACAAATTTTCTCTTGCAGCAGTTGGTCGGCAATGGTTTCGTATTTCATGTTAGATACCTCTAGGCGTTTTCTGAGTTCGGTAATAACCTGCAATTCTTCATTAAATTGGCTTTCATTGAATAAGCCCCATGCAAAAAGATCGTGCCGGTGTAAATATTCTCGTTTAAAACTGTGTTCTTCGCGGATGACGCCATTTCTGACGGTAAATTGCAGCAGATCGTCAAAATACTGTAAGTCTTCTTCGGTAGCGTCCTTGCAGAGCTTGCGCTGGTTCCGGAGCAAGTCCGCGGTCTTGGTATAAACCTTGACGTAACGGTAGGTTGAGCCGTTCTTTTGCACGTTGGCGCCGTACCATTCCACGGTATTTTCATCCGGATACAAAAACGGCGGAACGGAACGGCCAATCGACTGGGTGGACAAGGCCTTGTTAAAAGGGCGTTCGTTGCCCAAGCCGACCGCAAGGTTTCGGGTAAAGTCGATGTGCTTGATAATCGCACCGTCAGCGGTCTTGTTAACGTGCTTGCCGTCCGGCCCCTGAAAATAAAGGTACTTGGTGCATTGAGTGAAACGAGGCAAACCCAGACCGTCAAGGATATGGTTATAAACCGCTATGCACTGATCCAGCGTCTTTAAGCCGTACAAGTTGTCGATACGTCCCCAGCGGGATGGATTACCGTAAACCTCAACCTTGGAACCGTCACAACGCACAATCAACGCGCTGGAATAACTGCCTTCGAGTTTCAAGTGAGTCAGCAGTTCGGTAGTTACCCCGGTTTTTAGATCAACCCGGAACAACTTTTCTTTACCGACCTGAGGCAACAGATCAGAACCTAGGTCATGAATCTGGGTAATATTCAACTTGTCAATAAAAAAGTGTTCCATGATCAATTAACCGGCTAAAAAATCACGTCGATTGATGCGTATTTTTGCCGGACGTCCGGCGATAGTTTGGGTGTTACAAGACCCAAACTTTTCGGCGGTTTCTGGGCTTGAGCCATCCGAACCGGAAAAATACAAATTAACCGCTTTTTTTACGTTAACGACCGGCAACGCTTGCCGGTTTTTTTCAATAAAATGATATTCAGGGCTGCCGTCCCACCCTGCAGGCACGCCAGCAGCCCTAACTGATGATGTTCTTTCATCATCACGTTTTTGTTGGCGTTCTATCGCGGCAAAATCGATATAATTTTTATCGTTCGGGTTTGGCTGGAAAAAAGCCCCTAACGGCAAATCCGGAACGTACAACAACGAACAGGTCGAACGAGGCAGGGAATCTATGCGTTGACGTGCCCAATTGACCCGGGAAGAAAGAGAGTCATCCTTGACAGGAGGTGGTTCGAGGTGGGAACGGTCAGCGGTTAAAAGATTTTGCGCAGCAAGTCGGCGAATGCGATCGGATGAAATCATAACGTTTCTACCCAATCGACTTGTGAAAAAGAGCCGGCGTTTCGTAACGGTAAGGATTGTTTAATGCCAGCGCCGGTAACGTTTCGTAACGCTAAGGATTTAAATGACGCTGAAAAACGCTTACGAACACAACCATTCTTAACAAAACGGTGATGTGCCTGACGACAAGCATCAGAGCAAAAAACAGGAATGCGGCCGCGACCTTTTTCAACCAGGGGGCCAGAAAAATATTGGCATGTTGTCATTACATAACCCCTAAATCAAAAAGGCTGGCAATGATCACACCGACAATCACCGTCTTGGTGATGATCATCGGGCATGAAAAAAACAGGTTCGGAACCGGTGCCGTGACAATTGTCACAAGGAGAAATATCGAGCGGATCAATACCGTAACCGTTGCAAGATGAGCATGTTGTCATGGCTTACGCTCCGCGGATTCGCTGTCTTGCCAAAGACAATCGTCACAGTGATCTGGAGAAAACCAATAACGGCATAAGTAGCCAAGGCCAAAAGAAGCAACGAAAACTATGATTAATAACGGATTGAATGCACTAAAAATCTCGTTAATTACGAGTGTGCATTCGTGAATGGTCAGTGTTGAGTCAGTCATGATTGCCACCCTGCTCAATTTTAAGTGCCTCCAAGTAAGCTTTGGATGACGAAGAAGCCTGACACTCAGAAGGATGAGCAATGCAGAAATCTTTACCAGAATCTCTACCGCAAGAAAAAATAAATATTCCAAGCGCAACGGTTAAGACACCACCAACAGCACCCGCGAAAAGGGTAGGGAAAAACTCGTCTCTAGTCATAGGTGCAGATGTCATTGGTTGCCACCCTGCCGAACAGATTTAAAAGTCAATCCGACAAAAGGTGAAACTGAATTAATGCTCTCCTGACCCACAGCATCGGGCGACTGATCAGAAGAACGGCAAAGGTCGCCAGATTGATTTGGGAAAAAGAATTTGAACTTACACAAAAGCCGTGTAGCTGATTTGTAATCTGGAAAAGCATCAAGAACATGAAGAAGAACATCTTGCTCTTCAGGTGTTGGCGTAATCGTTACGGATTGTGAATTTTGCATAGCTTTGCCTCTATGATTGTTGTAAGTAAATAATTACAATGTAAATTTGTTACAAAAAACATTTAGACATAATGTAAATTAATCACAAAGAACATGTCAAGAAATGACAAATAAAAATGTAAACTAATTTACATTTAAAGGTTTAAATATGGGGAATCTTATGGCGACGCATAAAACAATCAGAGTAAGAGGCACAAGATGGGACGCAATAGAGAAAAAAGCTTGGGAATTTTCTATAAAAGAAAACAAAGTCATTAAACCAACAGATGTTGCAGACGCCCTACTCAGCAAGTTTCTAAACGATCTAACAATAGAAGACGTAGAAAAAGCTAAAGAAACAAGATAAAGCGGAGAAAGTAATATGGGATTACAAGACCGAGACTACATGAAAAGGGATGTGCGACCGGAATCAAAAAGGAAATTGCAACAACCTCGACACGCCCAGAAAAACAGAAAAACAGTGCCCTGGAAGATCATACTCATATCAATAACGCTGCTGGGTGGGCTGTTTTTAATAATGGATAAAGCCCTAAAACCATCAATCCGGATTGAAGAAAAAAGCCTGAAGCCTGCCACGAAGAAAAACAAATTGATCAGCAATAAATCAATCCAAAGCCACGAAAATTACATCGAAAAAGTAAAGTAAAGACCTCGCATAATGCGGCCTATGCAAAAAAGCCCCGGTGGGATTTGATTATCCACCGGGGCTTTTCTACATAAGCCGCGTCACATTATGCGAAGTCTTTACCCAATCTTTTTTCCGTTACTTGCCGGCCACTAAATTAACCTGGTCGGTAACACTTTTACGATCATGAACACGCTTCCTGCAGGCGTTGGTCGCCATCAACTGACGGCCCACGACACGACGGCCGCAACGACACGCACACAACTGGCCATAATCAGACCGATGCTTTACCGCATCGGCCAATGCAACAGCCATTGGATACGGAACACCATTACCAATGGCTTTGGCAAGCTCAGAGCGCGTAAACGCTGGAATGTCAAAACCCACCGGCAAACCTTGAAGTCTGGCAAGATCCACCAGCGGACGCGCATCATTGGCGGTAACGGTAGGCTCTTGGGCTGTAACGCATCGTAACGGTCTATTGATTAAAAGTTGTGTGCCGTCATTACTGCCAAACTGCACATGTCTAAGCCGCCGCTGTGCCATGCCAAAATCAGAAGCCCTTAAATCCAGCCGTTGCCAAGAATACCCATCGATTTTAATATCAGGTACGCCGGGGACATTTTCGGCCAACCACCATGTCGGCCGCGCTTCTTGCACTATGCGCGTGAACTCGGCCAACATATCAACGCCATTACCTGTGGCGGGATCTCGCCGAGCTTTAGAGAAATCCTGACAAGGCGGACCACCTATAACACCATGAAAACGGCCAGCCGGAACGCTAAAACGCCGAATATCGCCGCCGAAAATCAAATCTGGACCGCGAACAACGCAAAAACCAGCATCATCAAAGCCACGATCAAGAAGACCAATTCCCGGAAACAAAGAAAGAACTAACATAAACCGTTACCCCGCAGCGTGTAATTTTATCCAGATAGTAACGGTTACACTGTTACTTTACCAGGGGAATAATTGCCTGGTCGGTAACAGTAAACAAAACGATGTACTTCATCGGCCTTGAAATTTCGCTACGCTCAACAGTTTAAATTTCAGGACACCTGCACGGTGCCCCGATACCTCCACCCGTCTGGTTGAAAAAATCATCATCAATGCAAGGTCATTATAGCGAGGCGTAACCGCGTCAAGCAGATTAGACGAGCTTAAACAAAAAAGGCTTTGCAAAAACCATTTGATTTTTTTGTTGAAGCTCTCGGTATCCAACAAAAAAAAGGCTTTGCAAAAACTGTTTGATTTTTTTTGTCGGAGCCTCCGCGAATCAGCGTGACCCGGTTACTTCTTCTCGCTGTTTTTGCCTCGCATTAACGATTGATTTTATTAATTTTTTTTACGAGGTGGACCATGTACGCAGACAGAGAATCACAAGAATATAAGTTCGGACAAACCTTGGGCGACATGACAAGAGAAGCCGCCGAGGAGTTCGGAGCCGTTAACAACATTGAGGAGCTGGATTCATGCGAGATAGCCGATCTACAAGACTGCATCTATCTGCTATTGAATCAACAATATAAACGGAAACGAGTCAGGAACTTATGTGTTACGCCATTACGAGGCCAATGGGTCAGCGTTTGGGGTAATGTGGATTGGGACTAAATCAGACCATAGACTAAATCAGGCCATGGACGGCTTTTTTACAGCTCCACCGGGCTTAATCAGGATTGAGCATATCCACTTTGACTACGAACACCTTATCCATCGGGCTTAATC